GGCACGCGCGACCAGCGCACGCGCGCCCTGCTGCGCGAGGCCGACATCTACCTGATCAACTACGAGAACCTGAAGTGGATGGCCGAGACGCTCGATACCTACTTCGTCAGCAAGGGTAAACCGTTGCCGTTCAGCGGTATCGTGTGGGACGAGATCAGCAAGATGAAGAACAGCGCCACCGACCGGGTGAAGGCCGTGCGCCGGGTGCTCGACCACTTCCAGTGGACCACGGGCCTCACCGGCACGCCGGCCTCCAACGGGTACAAGGATCTGCACGGGCAGTACCTCGTGGTGGACAAAGGGCAGCGCCTGGGCACGAGCAAGACGGCCTTCCGCACCCGGTTCTATAAGAAGGCCGGCCCGTTCAAGGAGGTGCCCTACGACGACACCGAGGAGACGATCAAGAACCTGATCGGCGACATCACGCTGGAGATGTCCGCGGCCGACTACAACCCGCTGCCTGACCTCATCGTGAACAACATCGAGGTCGAGATGCCCGACGATCTGCGCGCGCAGTACGAGCAGATGGAGCGGGAGTTCTTCACCGTGCTCGACAGCGGCAAGGAGATCGAGGTCTTCAACTCGGCCGCGCTCACGAACAAGTGCCTGCAGTTCAGCAACGGCGCGGTGTACCCCATCGCCGGGATGCCGCTATGGGAGCCCGTGCACGACCTCAAGCTCGACGCGCTGGAGGACATCATCGACGAGGCGCAGGGCGCCCCGGTGCTGTGCGCCTACGCCTACCGCAGCGACGCCGAGCGCATCATGGAGCGGTTCAAGGCGCTGCGCCCGATCAACCTGACCGAGTGCAAGAGCGAGGGCGCGCTGGTGGAGGCGATGCGCCGCTGGACAACGGGCGACTGTCAGTTGATGATCGGTCACCCAGCCAGCATGGGCCACGGGATCGACGGGCTGCAGAAGACCGGCCGCATCATCGTCTGGTACGGGCTGAACTGGTCGCTCGACCTGTACGACCAGATGAACGCACGTCTGCGCCGGCAAGGGCAGGGCGCCCCTGTGATCTGCCACCGCATCATGACCACCGACACCCTCGATCAGGCTCAGGCCATCGCCCTCGACGAGAAGGCCACCACGCAGCAGAGCCTGCGCACCGCGGTCAAGCGCTACCGGGAGAGCAAGCGCGCATGAAAAAGAGCCCCGGTAGCTTTCGCCACCGGGGCAACTCGGAGATGAACCACAAGGAGGAGTGTCAGGGGGACTGACGCTCATAGTGTATGACGCAATCGGTTACTGTGCAACACCCCGCGTCGGTTGACGCCTACATCCGTCACGGCTGGTCGCTCGTGCCCATTCCACCGGGCACCAAGGGCCCGCGCACCAAGGGGTGGAACCTGCGCGAGTCGGCGCTGCGCTCGCAGGGCGACCTGCCCGCAGGCCACGGCATCGGCCTGGCGCACGCCTATAGCGGCACGATGGCGCTCGACCTCGACGACTGGCCTGCGGCTACCGGCATGCTCATGCTCGCGGGCATCGACCTGCAGGCGCTCTACGATGCCCCCGATGCCGTCATCGTGGACAGCGGGCGGCAGGGGCACGGGAAACTGCTCTACGCGATGCCGTTCGGCCTGGCGCTGCCCTCGAAGAAGATCGAACTCGACGGGCGTACCATCTACGAGCTACGCTGCGCCACGAGCAACGCCCTGACGGTGCAGGACGTGCTGCCCCCGAGCATCCACCCCGACACCCGGCAGCCCTATCGGTGGGCCGGCCGTGGGCACTGGACGCGGCTGCCGATGGTGCCCATGCCCCTGCTCGACCTGTGGCGCGCGATGCTCGTGGAGCCCGAGTCCTCGTCCAGCAGCGCGCCGACCTCCGCGCAGTGGGACGAGGTGCGCGACGCGCTGCGCTACATCACGCCCGACTGCGGGCGCGAGGAGTGGGTCACGGTGGGCATGGCGCTGCACCACGCTGCGGCGGCCGAGGGGAACCTCGACGCCGGCCTGGCGCTGTGGGACGAGTGGTCAAGCAAGAGCGCGGCGAAGTACCCCGGCGAGCGCGCCGTGGCGCAGCAGTGGCGGTCGTTTCGCGCCGACAAGGCCACGGCGGTCAAGCTCGGCAGCCTCTACCACCTCGCGCAGCAGGGCGGCTGGGTGCGCCCGCAGCCCGACGTATCGGCCCTGTTCAAGCCCGCGTCCGAACTGACGGCGCCCGAGGTGCTGCTCGAAGCTGGGCGCCTGCCGGTGCCGACGATGCGCATGGAGTGGTGGCCGCAGCCCCTGGCCGACCGGGCGACCGAGGTGAGCGAGCACATCGGGTGTGACCCCATCGTGCCGCTGTTCAGCGGCCTGGCGGCGGTCGCCGGGGCGATCGACGCACGCACCCGGCTGCGGCTGATGGAGGGCTACGAGGTGCCCCCCGTCATCTGGCTGATGACCATCGGCTCGCCGGCCGACAAGAAGACCCCCGGCGCCTCGCCCATGATCGAGCCCCTGCACGCCATCGAGGCCGAGGATCTGCCGGCCTACCGTGCCCGCCTGCTGGCCTGGGAGGGCTTGGAGGCCATGCACGCGGTGCGCAAAAAGTCCTTCCTCGACGCTGCATCATCAGCCGATGTGACGACCAACACCCTGCTGCCCGAGGTGCCGGATCTCCCGCCCCAGCCGCAGCCGCTGCGCATCAAGGTCAGCGACATCACGTCGCAGAAACTCGTGCGCTACGCGGCCGACCGTCCGCGGGGCCTGCTGTGCTACCTCGACGAGATGGCCGCATGGACGAAGAAAATGTCCGACCGCATGAGCGGGGAGGACCGTTCGACTTGGGTGCAGGCATACGAGGCGCGCCGGTACGAGTATGACCGGGTGAGCGGGGGTGCGATCATCGCCGAGTGCATGGCGGTGAGCGTCTACGGCAACATTCAGCCGCTCGTGTACCAGTCGGCGGTGGAGGCTCTGGCGACCGATGGCCTGCTGCAGCGGTTCATCCCGGGCGTGCTGAACTCCCGGCTCACGAGGCGCGGGGAGCCCCGGCGGCCGGCGCACGCGGCCTCGTGGGAGCATCTGGTGCGCCTGGTGTATGCGCTGCCGGCGCAGACCTACACGCTCTCCCCCGAGGCGTTCGAGCGGTTCCGACAGTGGCAACTATGGTTTGAGCAGAGCAAGCGCGACGAGGTGATGCTGGAGGCCGATCCTGCGTTTTTGACGGCCTACGGGAAGCTCGAAGGGACCGCTGCACGCCTGGCGCTGCTGTTCCACGTCATGCTCGACCCCTTCAGCCCGAGCGTGCCCCTGTCCACGCTAGAGCGGGCGCTCGACCTCGTGCGCTGCTACGTCATCCCCTCGCTGCGCTACACGCTGGCCGAGGTGGCCGGCGAGAGCATGGAGCAGTGGGTGCAGGGCTGGCTGCTGTACCACGCCGATGGGCGGGAGAGCGTGACCCTGAGCGATATCAAGCGCGGCGCGCGGCGCCGGCTCGACCGGGTGCAGTCGATATGGGTGCAGGACCGCATGGTTATCGGCGCCATGCAGGAGCTGGAGACGGCCGGCTGGGTGGTGCGAGTGGACGATGGGTCACGGGAGCACCTGCATCAGGCTGAGTGGCGCATCAACCCCGCGCTCGTGGGTGCGTTCAAGACCCAGAGGCGCGAGATCATCAAGGCCCGTCAGCGGCAAGAGGATGAGCGCCGCAGGATCGCCCAGCTTGAGCGGCGCATCGTGAAGGGCTACACGCCCGACATGGAAGACGAAGAGCAGGCGGCGGCCTGATCGTCCGAGTCGTCCCCCGACGGCTCGTCCTCGTCCCATTCTTCCTCCCACTCAATTCCCGGCCCGCGGGGATCGTTAGGGTCACCGCTGTACGCGCCCCATGTGCACGCGTCGCCGGGTCCGTAGCTGGTCCACCGGCTCATGAGCGGCGCTCCGGCAGCAGGCGCGCATGGATGTCGGGCGCGAGCGCCTCGACCACGCCGAGCACCTCAAGCAGTCGATCGACGGCGGCCGGGGGCTCGCGCATCCCATCGTGCCAGTGGCGCCACGTGGCCAGCGGGACGCCGAGGTACGCGGCGGCCTGGCCGGGGGTGAGCCCGAGGCGCTCACGCAGGGCTCGCAGCCGCAGGGCCGCATCGGTATCGCGGCGCGGGATGGTGCGGGGGCGGCCGGGTCCGCGCGGCGGGGGCGATGGGGTTAGTTCGAATTCAGGCCGGTCGGTTTGTTCCATTGTCAATCCTTTAGGTCCAATGCGATAAGTATACATGCTGCAATTAGTGCGGCGAGAAGGGCCCAAGCCATTAGTCCACCTCGCAGAGCAGGCCGACAAGGGTGATGGGTAGAGCGAGCCACCACGGGCATACGGCCCAGATGACGGCCAGCGCGGCGCAGACGATCAGGAAGCCCATAGCGTCACTCTCCCTTAGCTGCGGCGAGCGCCGCGCGTGCGGCCGCTAGGGCTTCCTGGTGGTCGGGGTCCAGATCGTCGGGGATTTGGGCCAGTGCCCATTCAAGGGCGTCGATCATGTCCTCAAGGTAAAGCGCCGTCATGTTCATTCCGCGTTCCCTTCAATGGTTTCCACGCTATCGACGCCGGTATAGAACGGCGCGGGCCTGTCGGGCAGGGGCGCGTACAGGGCGAGATGGTTGACGTGCGACGGGTAGGCCGGCAGCTTGTGATGCTGACTGTTGAGCGCAAAGTATGCGCGCACGTAGTCCTTCGTGGACATGGCCGGGTTCCATTTCGGGAATAGGCGCTTCTCACTGCGCGCCCAGCGCGTGCGCAGGGGCTTGAGCGCTGCTAGCTGCAGCGGCACGGTGGATCCGGGCGCGAGGGTATACCGGGCGCGCGTGCCGTCGGGGTAACGGGTTTCGATTGTGTGCATGGTTGTCATCCTTTCAGTACGGCGCCGGCTCTGCCGGCAGGGGTGGCCTGGGCGCGCGCACGGGGCGCGCGTCAGGGGGTAGGCAGGGGTAATGCAAGGGCACGGGCGGGAAGGGCCACGAGGGGCCCCTGTGGGGCTTAGGCGGGATCATGCTGGCTGAAAATGCCGCGCCATGCGGCCGTGCACGATGATGGCGACCGATGCCTGTGCGGGTCCGCGCGCGGCGCCGTCGCATGCTTGGCAGTCTATGCACTGGCGCCGTGCGCCGGCCTCAGCCGATGCCGGGCAGGCAAACTCACGCGCGCCCATGGGCTCATCCGCGCCACGCACGCGGAATGTGCGCCAACCCATGGCGCGCGCCGTGTCCCGTTCCTGCGCACTATCGGCGCTGGCCATGACAAGCCCGCGCAACCCTTGCGCGTGCGCTTGCCGCCATTGGTGCGTGTAGCCCGTGCGGCCGGCCGCGAAGCGCAGCAGTGCGCGCCAGTGCCGCGCGGGGATAGCTGCGGGGTCGCCATAGGCGCCTAGGCGCACGGCGCGGCCGGCGAGCATGCGCGCGCCTTGAGCGGGCGACATGAGCGGGTAGGCGCCCCGGGTCCACGCGGCGTAGACCGATTGAACCGATTTTGCGACGTCGACGTAACACGTGCGCGGCGCGCCATCGGCGCCGCGATGGACACAATCCCCGCAGATTGACGCATCGGCGCCCGTGTCGATTGCGGCGAGGGGCGATTGATCCGCGCGCAGAATGAAAGTCTGGACCATATCGCCCGTTTTCACGTTTTTCGAGCGCAGTACTGCCACGCCGATGATAGGCGCGCCATCAAGGGCTGAGGGACCATCGTAGAAAACGAAACCGCGGGTTTTTGCCATGTTCTCTCTCCATGTAGTGTGGGCTTGGCGTTGGTGCACCCCATAGGCGCCCGCACGGGGCGCCTAGGCGGGTGGGTCAGGCTTGCGCGAGTGGGCGAATGATGCGGTTGAGCGCAGTCTGGATGTGATCGTCGTTGGCGTACGGGTAGAGCGTGTCGCAAACCCAAGGGATGAGGCCGGCCGCGCGCATCGCATCCCATTGGAAGCGCCGCGTGCTGAGGCCGGCGGCCGCGTAGCGTGAGCGATGAAAGTCTGTATCGAACTTGGCCAGTGCTGCGCGCATGTGCTCGAAGTGTTCGGGCTTGATTTTCATGACTATCTCCGGGTTTGTGCACCGCGGGATGCGATGCATTGACGTGGATTGTGCACGAGACTAAAGCCCGAGTAAAGCGAAGGGGAATAGTGCGATGCGCGAGGGGTGAACATTGGTGCGGGGGTTAGTGCAGGTTGCCTGCGACACTGTGACTAGGAGCCGGGGGGTGCGTGGTCAATTCTGTAGTATCGCACTAATCATATAACAGGGGTCATACCTCAGTCAAAAGGCACAGTGTCGCACCCCCTATCGCACCAACCCTTGATCCCCCAAGCCCCTGCCATCGCACAAACCCCGGACCCTTGAACCCCGGAACCCCGGGAACCCCGCACCAGTGCACCATTGGTACCAGGGTTCGAGGTTGGCGCACCAGATCAACCAGGGCAGGGGTTAGCGCACCAGGTCAACCAGGTGCACGGGCAGCTGGGGCCGGCGGGGGCGGGGGCCCGGGGGTACCCATCGACGCGGCTGGGGCAGGTGTCAAAAACGGAGGTACCGCCTCCCCATTTTCAAATTTTTATTTTTTAGTTGCACCAATCACTCCCCGCACCAATCACCCACGCACCAATCACTCCCCGCACCAATCACCCAACTTGCACCCGCAAACACCCGTGATACACTTGCGGCGTGGAACAGAGCACCACCATCGAACTCGTACCGGACTGGCTCACCACCAGCCCAGCCCAGCCCACGCAAGCCGTGCAGGCGCAGCGTCGCAGGGTCACGAAGGAGCTTCTGCTCACCACCTTCGAGCAGACCTTCGAGCGCGTCCTGACCGAGATGGCCAAGGGGCGCACGCTCAAGTCGGTCATCGTCGAAGATGTGCGCGACCTCGACTACGACGCCTTCTGGCGCTGGATCAAGCAGGATTCCATGCGCTACGAGCGCTACAAGGAGGCGAAGGAACTGCGCACGGAGTGGTGGGCGGGCAGAATCATCGAGATCGCCGAGGCTGAGGACAGCATCGAAGACGTGGCGCGCTCCAAGCTCAAGATCGACACCTACAAGTGGCTCATGGGCGCCGACAATCGCAAGCAGTACGGCGACACCAAGCAGATCGAGGTCAACCAGTCGATCAGCATCATCTCGGCTCTCCAGCAGGCCAATAGTCGCATCGCACCATCAAACTCACCTCTCGTCGAGGAGGTGGTTGACCTCATCGAACACACCTCGGACACCCCTGAGGACACCCCCTGATGCCCGCGCAGCGACCGCGTTACGCGCCGGCCGAGGAAGAGATGCTGATGGCTCAGTTGTGGAGCCCTCACGTCGCCGACGACCCCGAGACGTTCGTCATGTTTGCGTTCCCGTGGGGGCAGAAGAACACCCCACTCGAACACTTCACCGGCCCGCGCGCCTGGCAGCGCGACGTTCTGCGTACCATCGCCAAGCACATTCGGTCGAACCGGTCGCCCGACGCCGTGCTGCAGGCGCTGCGTATGGCCCTCGCCTCGGGGCGGGGGATCGGCAAGAGCGCGCTGGTCAGTTGGCTCGTGCTGTGGATGCTCTCCACTCGCATCGGATCAAGCGTCATCGTCAGCGCCAACGGTGAGCCGCAGCTACGCTCGGTCACTTGGGGCGAGTTGACCAAGTGGTGCGCGATGGTCATCAACTCGCACTGGTGGGAGGTCAGCGCCACCAAGCTCACGCCGGCCGCGTGGCTCACCGAACTCGTCGAGCGGGATCTGAAGAAGGGTCCGCGCTACTGGGGCGCCGAGGGGAAGCTCTGGTCCGAGGAGAACCCTGACGCCTATGCCGGTGTGCACAACCACGACGGCATGATGGTCATCTTCGACGAGGCCAGCGGCATCCCCGACGCCATCTGGTCCGTCGCCGCGGGCTTCTTCACCGAGCCCATCGTCGATCGCTACTGGCTCGCGTTCAGCAACCCTCGCCGCAACACGGGGTACTTTTACGAGTGCTTCCACGCCAAGCGGGACTTCTGGACCACCCGGCAGATCGACTCTCGTTCGGTCGAGGACACGGACAAGGGCGTCTACGAGCAGATCATCGCCGAGCACGGCGAGGACAGCCGCCAGGCGCGCGTCGAGGTCTACGGCGAGTTCCCGAGCCAGGGTGACGACCAGTTCATCTCGCCCACACTCGTCGATCAGGCGATGAGCAGAGAGCCGCTGCGCGACTTGAGCGCACCCATCGTCATCGGCGTAGACCCG